GAAAGGGTAGTCATGATTGTAGCCGCTACTTATCTTAACACGGGATTCGTAAATCCGTTTTGGACGGAACGAACGTCCCAAAACGGATTTGGATTCTCTGACTATAGGACAGAGTCATCGCCAGCCAGAATGAATACTACCATGCTTTACGCCTTTCGCACGACGACCCATCTCCCTATCCCCTCCGCCGTTCTGGACATGATCGCAGCTATGCAGATGGCCCCCGTGGCCCCAGTGTATATCAAGAAGCCGAACTACAAGAAGTTCGCACAGCATCGCAAGCCTTCCGAGATGGAGTGGCGTCGCGACATTATTGCCGAGCTCAAGGCGACCATCCGTACCAAGGACGATCCCGACTACGAAGCTATCCAAGGCATCGTGAATAAGGTCGTGGCCTCTAATCTCAAGGACCGGTCCAAGACAATCTCCGACACGATCGCCAAGCGAGACAACGCCTTCCGTATGCGTATCGTCAACTACCTGTTTGATCGCGGCGTCTCTATGCCGTTCTACGCCAAGCTCATGGCTGACATGTTCGCCAACCTGTGCGAGGCTATTCCTGAGATCAACGAGGATCTGCACGTCTACTGCTCCATGGATACCTTCAACAAGATGTTTGACCAGACCAAAACCATTGCTTTCCCGAACTCGTCGGAGCCCGACTTTGAGAACCGGGTTTGCACGTGGAACAAGCAGAAGGAGCTGCGTCGCGGCTTTGGCGTGTTTGCCGCCGAGCTGCACACTCGCGGCCTGATTTCGGAGGACCTGCTCCACGAGGCTCTGGAGACAGTTCTCTCCGATTTCACGGAGAATATTCGGAAGGAGAAGAACGAGACCGTGTCGGAGTCGGTGGACCAGGTCGTCACATTCCTCTCAGAAATGTCCAAGCTCTTCGGCAAGGATAGTATGTTCATCTCCGAGAAGGCCAAGCTGATTCTGGCGATTCCCAAGACGGAGACCCCGTGCCTAGGTATGCGGTCGCGATTTAAGCTGGAGGACTGCGTTCGTAAGAGTTAATTTAAACGCATGAGAGGACACAATACATACAATGGCCGCTCCTGCCCCCGCTCCTAGTATTCTACCTCCAGCCGGCGTACTTCTCCGTGCTGCCCAGATCGCAGTGGATGATGATCGTCCGATTCTTTTAGATTATTGGACGGACAGTCGGGAGAAGAAGTGCTGTATCGGTGTTAAGGACGACACAAAGTATCTCGTGAAGACCGAGAGTGAGTACACGTCTACGATTCAGCGTCTTTTTAAGTCTGAGGGCTGCTACATTGTTCTGACGGAGAACAGTCTGTACATTGTCTCTCAGGACATTCCGGTTCGTAAGATAACTACGGATCTCAAGGAGTAGTAATAGTATAAGTAATCAACGATGAACCTTAGTTTTCCACCTCCTCACATGTTATTTCACGAACCTCTAGATGATCGTGAAATGATTCGGGTATGGAAAGAGTATACGGAAAAATATCAGGATATGCTTGATATACACGAAATTGATGCAGCGTCTGTTTGTTCTGTTGACGAATTTGGAAAGCTGTTTGAAATCTGGGTCACATCCAAATCAGCAAAACGTGTGAAGCTATTGATGGTATGGCATGCCCATTTTCTGTCTCTTGCATGCCAGCAGTCTCTGCGTCGTTGGCTAGAAACCAAGAGTTACCGGTCTCGGGTCTGGTTTCATGTAGAGTACATGAACAATATCCAGTCCGCTATTCAGAGCCGGTGTATTTCCCGAGTTCTCAAGGCTCTTCCGCATACAACTGTTCCTACCCATGTAGGAAACACTGTAGATACAATTGATCTGTGGAAGCGTATCAAAACGGACGCAGGATCTCGTAGTCTAACATAAATAGGCATACAGATAAATGATCAGCATTTATACCGATGGATCTTCCCGCAACAATGGTCGTAAGAACTCGAAGGGGGCATATGCGTGTGTATATCCAAGTATACCTGCCGAATCGTTCGGTCGTCCTCTTCCCGCTGACGGCTCTCAAACCAACCAGACAGCAGAACTTACTGGAATCCTGGAAGGAGTCCGTACTCTCAAAGGAATCAGCGACGTTTCGGGCTCTGTGGTACGCATCTGCACCGATTCCGAATACGCCATCAATTGTCTAACAAAGTGGATCGCGGGTTGGCGAAAGCGAGATTGGAAGACTGCTGAGGGCAAGCCTGTAGTCCATAAGGTACTTCTAGAATCTATTCTCAAGGAACTTGAGGGGCTGGGTGGTCACCAATTCGTCCATGTGAAGGCACACACGGGCGGGGAGGATACGGATAGCAAGTGGAACGATTATGCCGATCAATTGGCCACCAAAGCTGCTGAACTGGGTCGGCCAGTGAAGTTTGAGGAGTTGGTGGAAAAGGTTATACGCACGGGGACCACAGCTGACGAAGTTCTCACAGGAATTCCCCTGAAAATCATGGGTGCACCGATGTCGGAAACCGATCTCGTAAAGGCCATTCTGGCGAATACGGGGTCGTTGGACGCAAAATTTCTCGGGGCGGCACTGATCACGGCACTCAAGAAAACTATGAATGCTCGGGCGTATGATCTGGAAAAGACCAAGATTCACGGGGCAGTCGCATATCGGCTCATTGAGAAAACCCATTTAACGATTGAAAAACTAGAAGAGTAATACACGGCAGGATACTATGGCTACGATGTATTTTTTCACCTCGCCTACGTGTAGTCCCTGCAAGGCCGTAAAGCCGGTTATTTCCGAGCTGACGGAGGACCACACCAACTTTCAGTGGATCAATATTGATATAACAGCAGATCCAGGAAATATTACGAAGATGTACAAAGTCACGCACGTTCCCACGATGGTGGCGGTCCACAATGGTACGGAGGTTGGCCGTCATTCAGGGACGCAGCTTATGGGCTACTTTGCTCTCGCCAAGCGCCTCAGCTCAACCCTACCGAGGTAATCCGCTTACCGTCCTGGTAGGCATCGCAGACCATCTGATTATCATCGTTAGGCTCCGAGCAGCTGGGCATATTTTCTGACGGAGCACTTGCTCCACTCGTATCAAGTACCTGACCATCCAGAGGAAGGAAGTCTACATACTTGGACTTCAAGACACCGTAGGCAGTTCCTCCAACCGTAAATCCAACGACAAGGGGCATAATGGATGACTTGAGAATTCCCATTACCGAGGGATCCTGGAAGCATCCGAACTCGCGGTAGGCATAGATATTGAAGAGCAGGGCAAGCGTAGAAAATCCGAGGTATCCACCGACCTGGGAGGTTGTACGCTTCTTACCGGCAGTCATATCTAGGAAGTAAACGGCGAATACAGCAGAGAGGGCAGCGAGACCCATCGGAGATCCCTTTACATCAAACATTCCAAGACCACGAATCGCACACGGGTTGAACTTATCAGCAATCATGCTGGGAAGTTGAGCCCCGCCTAATGTTCCCCGTGCAGCCATCTTGGCGGTACTTTCGGCCGATTTCTTGGCGGCGCTGCGTGTTTTACGTACCTGCGCTTCTGATCGTGTATCATTAAGATCAAGAGTCGATGGTGTACCCGTCGAACTCTTTGCCGCCTGTTCAAGAGCATTCACACGACCCTGTGCAAACTCTGCTTCAGTCCGTGCCTTTTCCACTTTCTTTCCGAGGGAACCTAGTACGGTAGTAGGAGCAGCTCCAACACCCAGGAGCTGGGACGAAGTTGACCCTGACGGATTCGTGGGGTTACCGGGAGAGATAGAAGGAGCAGACGGTCCTGGAGCAATCGCAGCAGCGGCACTGCTCGCAGCCTGCGACATCTGCTGGAGAACACCCGTACCGGCAGATCCAAAAAAGATACTTCCAATGCCCCAGTGAACAACAACAGCCAGGATTCCAACAAGACTGGTGACGGAAAAGCGGAACTTCATGTTCATCAAGTCGGAGATAAACCCGATCAGAAGAACAATATCAGGGGCCAGGGCTCCACCGAGAACAGCAAAGACTTTTATACTATCAAGAATCCCACCAGACGATGGACCGGAAATGGTCGCTGTAGCACTCTTAATGGTCTCTAGCCATCCTGGGAATACGAGAAATAGAAGTCCAATTACGATAGTAATAAAGGACAGAATGCTGAACGTCAAGGACGCAGCGGCTAGACTGATTGTGGGGTCGCTACTCATTATTACAAAACCAGAAGAAAACGTCTGCCCGTGTAATAATAGGTTGGGATGAGCATCTTTGATAGTGCTCAGGATTGGCCCGATAAGTACAAGGCATGTGGTGCTCCCCATCAGTCCCCCATTAATTTATCTCAGTCCTTTGCCCTTCCCTGCGACCGTCTGTGTGAATGGAAGGTCGATGATGTTTCAGTAGGAAGTGCACAGGTACGACCGGAAGCAGTGTCGGGTCTTGCTAGTGGGCTTGGACTCTCCGACTTTTCCAATGGAACTCCCACGGCTTCCTTTAACGGTGAGGGATACACGTGCAAGAAAATGATCCTGTATGCAACGGCCCAGCATTCTCTTGAAACAGTCTTTGGAGAGGCAGAATTGGTCGCTACCTTCACCCATCCCTCGGGGAAGACCGTGAATATGTCTGTGATTGTCCGTACATCTCCTGGCGACACTGCATCTGCTAAGTTTTTCAATGCCTTTGTTCCGTATTCGGATTCAGCACAGGAAGTGAATCTTGGAAATTCCTGGTCTCTTCAGGATGTAGTTCCCGATACACCTGCATATTACGTCTACCGTGGAACCAACCTTGTTCCTCCGTGCGAACCCGACGTGATCTGGATTGTGTACTCCAATACAGTCACAATGGATCCCTCGGATTACGCGAAACTCGCGAAGAACGTGAAGCCTGCCCGTCGTCCCCTAGAAGAAGTTGGAGATCGTCAAGTGATGTTCTATGATGCTCAGGGAGTCTCCACTCCCCGAGACGGCAAGCTTTACCTGAAATGCCGGCGGCCGGGAGGTGCAGGGAAGAAAGAAGAGCAGACGGAACGAATGGTGCAGCCAGGTGGGCTCCAGGATGAAGTGGATAAGCAGGAAAGCGAATCTTCAACAAAAAGGCGAAATAATTTCCGTCAGGCCGCGGCCGATCAGTATAATTCTATGGGAGGAATCTGGGGAATCCTGGAAGTCCTTACACTGCTGGTGATTGCTGGCCTCCTCTTCTTCACCGAATCAGGAAAAAAGATCGGGGGTCTCTATTTTACCATCGTCTTTTTCATACCTAATCTTATACGTTCACTGGTTATCTGGCTGATCTGGGGTCGCAAGACGGCTGTCGCTTAATACTTGCTCCACACAGTTCTGCTTAATACTTGCTCCACACACTACTCTCTTCGTGATACGGTTCCTGCCACACTGCCGTCTCTTCCACCCGCTCTGACTGATCCTCCGTCATCATACGCTCAGCCGCCGTCTTCGGAGTCCGACGACGAATCTTCCGCTCTGCAACCCTCCAATCATCGGAGGTATCCGCCGTTGGAGGAGGAACGTAATCCTCCGCATACTCATCCTCGTAGTAGGTATCCTCCCTACGAGAATGTGTGCTTCCGAAATTGAAGAGTATGCCTCCAGGACCCGAGAACTCGCTTCGTTTTCGGAGATCATTGTATCCCTGCTCAGTCGCCATCGCCCGACGATTTTTTTCAACCTCCTCTGCCTCATTCCACTCCGCAGCCATCGATGCGAAACTCTTCTTCGGAACCTCCTTCGGTTTAACTGACCCCGTACCTGCACCTGCACCTGCACCTGTACTGCCCCACGCACTCTCGGTTGAGAGCGATGGGAAACTAATATCGTTCACCTCCACCTTCTTCGCCACCTCGGCATCCTTCTGATCCTGCTGCTTCTTCTCAAACTTTGCCTTCCACGTGCTCATGATTGTTGTTGTTAGTGTCGGTTACTCTTTCTTTCATGTGCGAACCGCTGATCCGTTTTGAAGAGTTCAACAAAACCGATTAAACAGAACGTCCGTCAAATAAGGAGTAAGAAAAAGCAGGAATGGTTGTGGCTACATGCGTTCAAGTCTCCGGGACTCTTCAGGAACTCACTGTTCCTGCAAAATCCGCCGATGTCCTTGAATGGCTGCGAACTAAGACGAAACAGCCCGGTCTTCAGTTCCAGGGCAAGATTCAGGACAAGGACAATTGGATTACCATCTTTGCGGAGTCAGGTAGCGACGATGACGACAACGCGAATCAGCACGTTCTTGGCGGTAACTTCTCTGACGAAATCTTCATTGGATCCATGGTCGTAATGTTGTCCGCGAACTCAAACGCCGACAACTACGACAAGCCGGCATCCGCCTACCAGAATCTGAAACCGGCCGATTACGAAACTATTTATTCCAGCTGGACATTTGAAGGCGAATCATCTGAGGAAGAGGAGGCCGATGCCGATGCGGACGCGGATGCGGATGCCGACGCTGACGAGGATGAAGAGAATGAGAACCCTGTTCTTGACGATGATGCACTTGACGATGCGGATGATGACGAGGAAGAGGAAGTGGTTGCTCCAACAACAAAGCAGAGGAAGCCGAAGCAGGTGATTATCCACGATGTAAATACTCCCTGTCCCCTCCGCGACCGTGTGAAGCAGAACTATGTAGAGATCGGTCTAACGACTGAGATGTCTGATGCTCTAGAGAACGCCCTGCTTCAGCGGTGTATTCGCGACTGTGCGAAGCAGGAGATTGAGGTCACATGGAACAACCCGGCGTTCTGGAACCATTACCGTGGTCGGTGCATGCAGTTCTACGAGAATATGAAAAATTACGGTTGGATTCCCAAACTTCTGTCTGGCGAAACGACCCCTGCGGTCTTTGCTGAGATGACGGTTGTTGATCTGAATCCGAAGCGATGGAAGGCACAGATTGAGGCACAGATTGAGAAGGATAAGAAGCTCTTCACACGTGTCGGAAATGCCTCCATCTTCTTCTACTGCTCACGATGCAAGAAGACGACCAAGTGCGATTACTACCAGATGCAGACTCGGTCCGCAGACGAGCCGATGACGACGTTTGTGACGTGCCTGGAGTGTGATCGCCGCTGGAAATTCTAAGATAGATATAACGTTAGAGATGGTGTGGGATTTTAATGGACAACACCCTAGATCCCGTGCGGGAGATATCATATATAAACACACAAAATCTGCCGAGGACCGAGATGCGGTGAACCGTATTTTGGATTTGGTGGATACGTTATCACATAAACATTTTTCATCGCCGACAGAACTTCGTGCCTATTTTGTACGAGGATCAGAGCCGCTTTTTTCCGCAGCGTTGGCGGAGAAGGTGCACGAGCGGTTCTATACAAAGAAAGGAGGTGCCCAAGGATTTGTTGGCGATGGAGTTGAACTGTTAGGACAGCAGTTGGTTTCGTGGATATTCGGTGAAAAGCCTGAGACCAGTAGTATTTACAATACCATGTTTGTCCTAAAAAATATTGAACGGGATGGTATTTCCTTCCTACCGTTTGTGACTCCCGATTTGATAAAGGCTGGAACTGAAATATTTGTGGAGTTCCTTCTTGGTTTGGCGGCTGCATCCGAATCAGGGGCCAAAATCATCATCACAATCGTTACTCTTGGTTTGGCACCCTCAGGAATAACCGAGGGAGTAGGGGCAGCTGTAAAAACATTTATAGCTGTCTTGGCCTCAATGATCGCAACTTCTCGTGGAGATTTTGAGACGGGGTTTGAGTCGGTTCTTTTGGCTCTTCCGTTTGTTGGTCTTGCGTTAAACAAGGTTTACAAGTCGGAAGAGAAGATTACGGGAAAGTACAAGGCGCGACTGATGAACGCAGTAAACAATGTCCCAGGATTACAGGAACTTGCTACGGGATCTGCTCCTGCTCCCCCAAAGACAGGCGGCAGGACTCGGCGTAAACGGGTTAAACATATGAAGCGGTATAAGAATAAACAGCGCCGACACCGATGGACCCGCCGCCAGTAAAGGATACGCTCACCCGCTGGATTGCCCTGGATGACGAGCAGCGTCAACTACGTAACCGTATTAAGGAGATCCAGGAAGCAAAGACTCGGCTGGGTGCTGATGTCCTCACTTTCATGCGAGAGAACGAGGTGGACGATTTCAAGTTGGAGGGAATGTCGGGTGGAACCCTTACACGTAGCGTGCGCACGGTCAAGCCCCCGATCAAGCGTAATACGATTCGCACCCAGATGCTCCTTCACTTCTCAGATCAGCCGCAGAAGGTTGCTGAGGCACTACGGGCAATTGAGGGTATTCCCGAGGACGTGGATGATATTTCCACGTTTGGAACTCAGAAGGAACTTTTGACGCGCCGTCTTCCTAAACAGAAGTGAGTTAGAGACAGGATTGGAAAACAGACAATATATGGCGGAGGAGTGTATCCTCTGTTATGAACCACTCGATGTTCCTGTGTACGAACAGAACAATACTGACGACATCATTGTAGGTGCGACCTCTTCACGTCTACAATGTGGCCACGCGTACCATACCCACTGCCTTCTTCGCGCTCTTCAGCACAGGTCATCTTGCCCCCTTTGTACTCTAGTTGGAGGGGCCAACGATCGCGACAACTGGTGGCATAATGGCCAGATTGCACTGGAGGGACGATGTCTAGGAATCATGGAAAAAGTGAAGAAAGATAGAGAAGTAAGGGAATCGCTACGAGACTACAAGGTAGCAACAAAAGATATTATGATCGTGAAGAAAGAGTTCCAGAAACGGGTTAAAGAGTTCAAGACAGGTTTGAGAACAGAAATGGGCGTTGACGAGAAACTAAAGGCAGTGATGAAAGCTAAGAGCTCTGTATTGAGAATATTTACTAGGAAAGCCAAGAGTGAGGGATCCCTGGTTGCAGGTGCACAAAGTATTCTTCCGACCTACAAGATTGAAAAGTTTCTCTTCGGCGTCTCTCGTTTTTTCCGATGGAGAATGCGTAACGTATTTAACTAATAGATAACAATGGTAGACTTCGTGCCAGCGGTCGTCATCGGTATTATCTTTTTTGCCTATGTTCGCCTGTTTGTACAGACTATGAACATATACAAGGAGTCAGACTATACCATGACGTGGGACGAATACTTTGAAAACAGTTTCCGCTTATCGGCTATACGCGAAACTTCTTCTTGAACGACCGAATGGAGGCTTTCAAGGTCGGCTTGCCCCACAGAATGTAGCGAGACAGGGTTCCCGCCCGAGTTGGATCGGACCAGTCTTCATGCATCCGAGCATGACGGGCAATATACCGTTTCTTACGGGTCAAATTCTTGTGCTTTGTGTAGTCCGAGTATCCTCGCTGACCAAACGGCTGGGTGATTGTCTGTCCGTTTGGTTTCACGAACACGGCATCCCACTTTTTCTCGGGGTTATGGGACCGCTTGATGGTTTTCAGGCGAAGTCCGCGCATTGTTGTATGACGACAATTTTTTGAAGATCTAGTTAGACCATCAAAAAAGTGCCTCCTACCTGATTCGAACAGGTGACCTCCCGCTTACAAAGCGGATGCACTAACCAACTGTGCTAAAGAGGCTTGGGGGTGTGCACTCAGGCAGGATCGAACTGCCGACCTCCTCCTCACAAAGCATACGATCAAGCGTATAAGAGAGGGATTCTACCGACTGAAATATGAGTGCTCCTCATAGTTAATATCTCGCTACTATGTAAATGCCCTCTCATCTGATTTCCCTACCCGGTGCTCGCGGACCTACGACTGGAGTCCCTCTTGGTTCCAAGTTGAATCACCTGAGCGAGTCTGCCGTTCACGGCGAGACAAAAAATGGTACGGTTGTAGCATCCAAGCCTGTTCTCTTCTCCGTGACGACTCCAGTTCCTGCCCCCGTGCACGCTGTATCTCAGCCTCGCACGTACTTCCAGTAAAGTATGCGAGTAGTATAAATGCTCAAGTTCTTCACCCTTCCGTCTGTGATGGCTCACACACTGAACGGTGGACTTCTGATTGTGGCCCTTGTTCTGGCCGTAATAAACTATCGTGTTATCCGCCGCCTTCCTCTTCTCCAGATGATCACTCTTGTCCTCATTCTCTCTATCGCCGTCGGAGTTCATGGACTTTCGCATGCAGGACTCGAGAGTGCGTACGGTTACAATCCCCTCCGTCTTTTCGGCTTTTAAATATATAAATGGAAGAGACTGTGGGAACGTTTGATTTCACTGCCGCACCCGCTCCGTCTCCTGCCCCTGTGGTTGTAGAAGAGGTAGTTCTAGCTGAACCTGAGTCCAAGTCCGAGCCCGAGCCTGCCCCTGTGGTCGTAGAGGAGGTTGTCCTACCTACACCTGAACCCCAACCTGTGATCGTAGAAGAAGTAGTTCTAGCTGCACCTGCACCTGCACCTGCACCTGCTCCCGAGCCGGTAATTGTCCCTATCCCTGTACGCCCTACCTTTCTTCCGGGCGTCCCGACTCCTCCTACAAAGCCCTTTAAGTTACGCTTTGGGCTAAGGAACAAGATGTAAATAAACCTGTTGATGCATCCCGACAAACCTAAAGAGGAACGACTTGCTGAAGGACTCGAACTACTTCGTGCCCTTCTGCGAACTGGTGTGACCGAAGATGAACCTTCTTATCTTGATATGAAATCTAAGATTTCCGAATGGGTCAAGACAGGCGTATCGTGGGAAGGCCGTATTGAGTTTCCTGATCACGGAAGGTACGCTCATATCCGTCTGCCGAAGAACAGTATTAATACGGCCACACTGGCCTTCAAGATGAAGAAGGGATCTTATCCTAACCCGTGATGGGCACAGATAAAAACCATTCACGGTTCTTGTTGGGATCGAACCAACTACCTTCCGGTGTGCTAAGTTGTATAACAGCCAGATGCTCTACCGGGTGAGCTAAAGAACCTTTAAAAATCTCAGGAGCCGGAATCGAACCAGCGACACACGGAGTTTCATCATTACTTAGCTTTCTACTAGCTACAATCCGTCACTCTACCAACTGAGTTATCCCGAGAAACATGGTGGAGATACTAGGGATCGAACCTAGGTGTTGAGAATCAGAACCTCACATACTACCACTATATTATATCTCCATATCTTCATGAAGGCCAATCCCTTTAAACCAATTATTCAAATTTCCATATAAATCCTCCGCACGTTTTTGTTTTCCCACAAAGGACATGGGATATCCCTCCTTTTGGTAAATTTAAAATAGATGTAGCTTCATTCGTACTTTTAAACCTACGTATAAGTGTATTTTTACTATCATACTGTAATATGGGTTTACACATTGATTCAGAAATTTTCTTTTTATGTTCGGCAGGCAGCGCGGCGTGTTTCCCCGTAAGGGTGTTTGATATTTTTATTTTTGTTTCGTAAGAATGTATATATGTTTGCCGTCTGTTAAGAATACTTAATTTATGATTTTCTGATGTTTTTATCCTCGCGGATTGTTCTTTTCGTTTATTTTCATCTTTCCATATGGTTTTTAATCTTTGTCTGTTCTGTTCCATAACTAATGGATCATTCATACGATCCGAAATTTTTTTAGATATTTTCATTTTTGTTTCATCAGTATGATGAAATCCAGAAGGTCCTTCACCACATTCTTTTATATTATAACCGTTTGGAACTAGAGAATTGTATTTCTTGATGTATTCCTTTTCATATCTAAATCTATCTTCGTCAAAACAAATAATAAGAACATCAAACTTAAAATTTTCAAAACCATATTTTTTAAACGCATCTCGGAGAGCTGGACACCCTGAACCTCGACGAGATGCAGAAATATGAGATTTGAACCGTTTTAAGGCATCGTCTTGGATAGTCTCTCCGATATAACACTTATTGCTTATTATATTTGTAATTTTGTATATGTACCCCATTGACTTATACCAAAACCTATAAAATAATATCTATTTCCTCCCTAAATAGTTAATGGTGGATATCTGGACTCTTCATACCTCAACCTATCTCTGGCTCGCTCTTCTTATCCACGTGGTCTACGCCGCTGTCCTTGTAGGTCTCGTAGAAAATGCCCCTGAATACATACACACGCTTGAATCCTATGTGAAAGTCTACGTTGCCCTTTTCCTTGTCCTGCGCTTCAACAAGTATACGGGAACCTCCAACTTCACACCTCTTGACCGCAAGATCGTATTTTCCGCTGGACTCGTTGTACTCTCCACCTCTGCCCTTGGCTGGCTTGTAGAATACTACAAAAAGGAAGTGAAAGCGTTTGCCCGTATGGTGTTCAAACCTGCGATTGATTTCGTGAAGGGCGACTAAAAGGTAAAGGTAGAGGTAGAGTTAGAAATTATAGAGTAGTAAAGTAAGTAGGATACGATACAATGGATAATGCACCATCAATCTCTCGTATGAAGCGAGAAATACTGGACGAGCAGATTAGACTAGAGAGTAGAAACCCCCCTGCGTCTAGTTATGAGGTAGTGGACATGCTCGACAGCAAACTTACAAATTACATCTCGGATCTCAAGAAGACTGATCCACAGTACGAAAAGAAGAAGAAGTATTTTAAGGGGTTGTTATCCTCAGGAATGTTACCCAACGCCAAAGAGACGTTTCGACGGAAGGGGCATACGAGCCAGCAACCAGGAGGACGCAGGACTCGTCGCCGAGGCCCTAAATCTCAGAAGGCGGGTGCAGAACCTACGGACAGGGAACTGTTCAGAGCGATCCAATCTCAGTCCGTTGATGGCGTGAAAGAGGCACTTGAGTATGGAGCAGATCCGAATGCCGTAAACCCAGATGGTGAGAATACGCCTCTGATTGAGGCAGTTCACAAAGATAATCCTGAACTTGTGCAGATATTAATTGATGCTGGAGCACAAGTAGATGCTAAAGGGTCGGAAGGCGGGACTGCACTGTACTGGGCAGCAGACAATATGCCGCTCAACGATGTAAAGTCTCCAACAGCCGTAAAGATTCATACAATTATCAAGATCCTCCTGAAACACGGTGCGAACCCTCAGCTGGTGTACGATACCCTAGCAACGTACCCCAAAGCACTTGATGAGGTTAAGCAGAAAATTGAACGTGTTCGGAATCCGAAGATGGCGATTGAAGTCGGTGTGAAAAAGGATCTGCCTCCGTTTCTTCCTGGAATGATTCGGGGGTTCTTAGGATCATCTCGGCGCACCCGTAAGACCCGTCGCCTCAAAAATCTTTGATAGCGTTGTACTTCATGCCGACCGGGTACAGGTAGTGAAGGGACTGGAGAATTGCCTCAATCTCGCTACCCTCGTGGACCGTAATAATAAACCGGGTCAGCCTTGTACCCTTGAGATGTAAGAGATCGTACTTGTACTTCTTCGCCGACAGGACCCGCTTCACATCGTCCTCGTCCCATGCGACCTTTGTAGCCATTTCTACAATGTAGTTGTGGTACACCGGCATTACTTTCCCTCAAGCAAAAATAGGTCCCTATTTTTACCCGTTTACTTGCGCTTCTTCATGATCACCGTATATTGGCGATTGTAGCACACGATGGACTCGGGTAGAATGATAGCTGCCCACACGAGATCGTGTTCCTCTTGAAATTTTTCGCTCTTGAATTCGTCTAGCAGACAATTACCCTTAAGTAAGGGACGAGCCACATCCTTGATCACATGGAGTGGCTCGTTGAGATAGTTGATGAATTCCAGGGGATTCATATCACGCATCAACCAGTAGGAGAGAAGTTGGGAATCATTGTCGTAGTAAGCAAATGCAGTTTGGCCACCCATTCTGTAGTATGCTACTGAAAAAGACTGGGTAATAAGGCATCCGTTTTTACTAGTTAATTCCATTTCCATATGGCGATCCATACCCGTAATAGTAATTCATCTGGCGGGTGATGATGGAACTTAGAGTGGGATACATTGGAACAGTTGTCTCTTGAATTGTTTCTGGCGGCGGATTCTGGGGTTGAGCAGCACGACGAGCCGCCCTCTTTTCCCTAGTCTCCTCCTTCTTCGCCTGATCAACCTCAAACTGACGGCAGCACGTGCACGGCTTGCCCCAGATCCACTCGTTACGACGAAGAAGGTAAGGCATCTTAGTATGAAACTGAAAAAAGCTGGGATAGACCTAATCCGTTTTTAGTTTCTTATTTACTCCTCATCCTCACCGTCATCGCAGTCGTCAATCATAACATCGCCAGACGGACGCTTGTAATCTATATCATGTTCAGGCTCGCTCTCAATTTCCTTCCTGTTGCCCTCTTTGTCTATGTAGTAGAACGTACCATGACGAATCCACCACGAACCAACCGCCTTTCCGTCATTTTTCGCATCGTACTCCTCTAGCAGGTACTCACTCACAGACTTGGGAACGACGAAATACAGGTATGCATCATAGCAGGCAGTATAACGGGGCATCTTGGTTTCTATGACACTGAAAAAGACTGGGGAATGGGATATCCGTTTTAATAGTTTAGCATTTTAGGGTTTTAGCGGGGATTGGTGAGAACCAAATTCTTATTCTGGTCGAAGAAGAACCCGTGTGCTTCGAAGCATGCCCCCGACTCTTCATCCATGAGTTTCAGCTGCCCCGTCGCGATCTTCTCGCATAGCCAGCTGAGATGGTTGAGAGCAGTGGTGTTGTTCATACTCTCCACACACCTGCGATTCCAGGCCTCGAAAGCCATGTAGCACTTCTCCTCGTAATGCTTGAGTCGCAGGGGGTAGGTCCAGTACGCCTCGCCCTTCTCATTAATCTGTTCATCAGTGAGGGGGGGAGGGCGACCTGTTGCAGGAGGAGGAAGGAAGTCGGGAAAGTCCTTCTCATACTCCATGCGAACAAACCCTTCAAGGTCCATGAGATTCGTCATTAGATCATCGATATAGATACGCGATGCAGTATTGGTGCTCATTTTGGTTGCTATGCTGATGTATACCAACCAAAACGACTAGGGAACGGCCGATCCGTTTTGCTGAATTACGGGTTGTCTGATGTATCGCAATCCCCAATACCCAAGATATTGGGATCTCGGCCTTCCACATACAATGACCGATGTTCGGCCCACCATTTCTTCGCCATCTTTTCCTCCGTTTGCTCTTGCAGAAGCTCTTCGTACGTCTTCTTCTTGGGGAATGGAGTATGTTCGGGACACCGTTGGCGGGGACTCCAGCACCATGACGTGTTCGATAAACGCGAACCCATTGTTATATTGTGTAAAAACGGACAATTTCGGTGGTAGGTAAGTATAGGAGTATTCCACACATGGCGAGTCTTCTTGGTATTCGCTTTGCGGCTCGCAAACTTCTGGCAAATTCAACCTACTGGGACCGGGATGATATAAGTATTCCTAAGACGGAACTGACTCCAGAAAAGGAACCCGACCTCCGATCCAAACTTGCTCCGATTATCGCCGAGATCGTAGCTAATCCCGACCTTATCTTGCGAGATGAGTATACTGTTCCTCAACGCCAAAAGGACTGGGTGTCTTTATGCAAAAAGGAGGTGATCGGCAACGGAGATGTTCTGCCCATAGATACACGATCCCGCCCTGGACATAAAATCCTGGATCACTGGCATCCGCATTTCTACGAAGTTCGGAACTGGAAGGGCGTGTCTGTCCGGAGCCTTGTGACTGCCGTACAACTGGAAAAGGCGTTTCTTACCAATATCCAGATGCATTCCACTCCATACAAGAGCGAGATTCGTCGGATGCTAGTGATGATGGGTGGGTTAGCAAATGTCTCTAAATATCGGGCGGTCACGTCAAAAGCTATCGTACAGTTCTTCGGAGCCAAGAAGGTTCTAGATCCGTGTATCGGTTGGGGTGGACGCATGTTGGGATCTCTGGCGGCAGGGGCAGAGTATACGGGCTGCGAACCCGATCCCAATACGGTTCAGGGCCTACGTGGAATACTCGGAGATATTGGAAAGACCGCTACGGTTCTAGACCAGCCTGCCGAACTCGCTCTTCCCAGTATTGCTGCAGGTGAGTTTGATCTTGTTCTCACAAGTCCACCCTACTTCAACCTGGAATTGTATACCGCAGGGGAACAGTCTACAACCAACCATCCTAGTTGGGATGCGTGGGTAGAGACTTGGTTGAAACCAGTGATTCTATCCTGCCTCGCAAAATTGAGGGAGGGAGGGACAAGTTGTTGGAGCGTCAAGAATTTCAAGTCAGACAGGGCTTATCCTCTCGCCGACGTCACGAAAAAAATACATGCAGATGCTGGGTGGAACTTAGTGAAGACGGTGACCATGCGCGGATCAGGAAGAATGGGGGGTGCGCGCATCACGGATGGAGTGGAGACACGCGGGTCAGAGGAAGATACGTTCTGCTTCCAATTCAGAGGAGCTGCTGAATAACCTTAGGGAGTGACTTGTGAGGGACATCCGGGTGGACCCAGATATTACGCTCTTCATGAGGAATCTTGAGAAGAACTGAGAGGTGGAGATCCGAGCTCCTCACGTACCGATGGGCTGCATGGCGAGCATTAAGGTCCGTGAGGCAGCTAGCCAGATCAGTAGGTTCATACGGCAGCTCGGCGAGAGACCATTTCCAGCCATCGGAGGCAGTAATCCCAAGATTTTTCACAATCTTGGCGTAGCGGGCGTTATTCCAGTACTTGAATCGGGTGACGACGGCCCAGTTCACACGAGACTCAGTCGTAGCATTGATCACAACGAGCAGGGGATCGGATTCCACTGACTTTTTGAGTTTCATAGGTGTGTCGTCGTTCACGACACCGCACGAGGTAGCATTAGGAGTCTTGGACTTACGGGGCTTGATTTCCACCTCAGTTCCATCGGGCATCATGCCGTCGGCGCCGAGCTTGGCGGACAGGTGGCGAGCACCGATGGCTTCGGCGCCAATCTTCTCTAGGTAATCGTTGGTAGCGCTGGATGTGATCATCATGAGGGCGGCATCAGCCATATCTCCGGGATTCTCGGCAATCTGCTGGAGGAGGGCCTCAGGGCGGCGGAGGAGGGGAGCGATAAAGGAGGGGATGGACATTCTGGGGGTTTGTTATATTCTATCCCCCAGACTTTAAATGGGTCCGTTTTTACTCCTTCTTCTTCTCCTCAAGAATGTTCGCATACGGCTTATAGGTCTCGGGAATCTTCATTCCAGCCCGCGCCCGCGTCTTCTGCAGCCGAGAGCGACGACCTGCCTTCAGTGTTCCGCGACGCTTCTTGCGAGTTCCCGCTGTTTGGACTCCTGCCGAAATCTCCGCGAGATTGCGCTTGATCACATCGGCCTGCGACGGATTCTTCTGGATATACGACTTGATGGCGTCAATGATCGGACCCTTGCTAGCCGCAATGGCCGCGGGAATCTGAGCCATGGCTGCGATCTTCGCTTGTTCAGCGATCTTACCAAAAAAGGACATAGTATTATGTCTTACGCAGATTTAAACTTACTAATCCTCCAATTCAAAGTCGTTCTTGTGCCAGCGGGACATA